AATGTCAGTTAATAAAGATTTTGCAGATATAGTACACAACTCATTAGGAGATATTGATGAAAAAGGTGATGCTATTATATTTCAACAAAAAGATGAAGGTAAAGTATTTTATGACCAGATGCCTCCACTAGCGTTTCCTTTTGGATATATGATTATAAGTTCTACATTTATGTTTTATGATGATGAGGAGCAAGATGGCAACGAGGAGTTCTAGTAATAAAAAAACACAAAAGGTACAAAGAATACCTGGATTGACTTATGGTGAACAAGGTGAGTTAGTTGCACAACAACAAGCTGCCCCATTACCTAAAGTAGATGGTAGAAGTACAAATGTACCTCCACCAGCTACAAACCAAATAGACCAAACAAGAGCTGTACCAATCGAAGAAGAAGTATCTGTTGCTATGAATGAAGGTGGACAACCAGTAATACCAAAAATGCCAATGACTAATTTATTAGATATTACACGAGATACTGAAAGACCTAATGAACCTTTAACTTCTGGTGCTTTTGTTGCACAATTATCATCACAAGAAATAGGAGATTTAGATTTTACTGTATTAGCAGATTTAGCTGACAATAGTGATGTAGAAGCCCTAAGACAAGCATATAGTTTTTAGTTATGGTAAGGCAACCTATTGGACCATACACATTTGGTGAAGAGTATAATCAAATAACTGAAACAAATAGAAAAAGAGAATTTTTATATAACCAGAAAAAAAATCAATTTACATCAGAACAAGTAGAAAGAACTAAGGAACTTGCAAGATTATATCCAGGGGCTCAATCTGGTTTAGTATCATCTGCTGTTTTAAAGGGTCTTGATAATAAACAATTTGAAGAACTTTTAAAATTGCAGTATAAAGCTGTACCTAAATCACAACCTGTATTTCCAAATACTATGGGTAATGATGTAGTAAATTCAGCTATGTTTAATTCTACTTTTGGAAAAGTGTTTAATGCTGTAGGTAAACAATTTAAATTACCTGAAGGTATGAAATTTTGGAATAAATCAACATATCAAAGCGAACCTGTATATGGAACACTTAAAGGAATATTTAGAGCTCTAGCATTAATTGGTGGTGCAGGTGCAAATGCAACTGTAGGTAAACCTGTAAGAGCATTTGTGAAAACATCAGAAGAAACTATAGAAGAACCATTTTTACAATTAGGTCAAATACAAAGAAAAAAAGCAGAGGATTTAGCTGCTAGAGGATTAGCAGGTGACCCAGATGTTACAATAGGAGATGTTGCTGCTGCAAGAGACGAAGCTAATAAAACAGAAAAAATAGGACAACTTGCTGGTCTTGCTTTAACATTATCTTCTTTAACAGGTAAAGGTCCTACAGGTTTAAAAAAAGTTATTGGTAAAACATTTTCAGATAACTATAAAAACGCAGGTGCATCTACAGCAGGTGTTGCATTACAAAAAATAAGGGAAGGTCAAAACCCTGGTTCAGTATGGAAAAGTTTTGGTGAAGGTTATTTTCCACAAGGAAGAATAGTAGCTGAAGCATTAGAAGACCAAGAAGCATATAAATATAGAGGTCAAAATATAACTGCAGGTAGATATGTAGCAGAAGTATCAGGTATAGAACAAAACACTTTTCTTTTCAATGCAGTATCAGGAAGTATAGATTTTTATAAAGTTTTAATAACTGACCCATTTTTAGTTGGTTCTAAAATATCAAAAGGTATAAAGTTTGCTAACAGTACACAAGGTAAAATACAAAAAGCATACAGAGCAGGAGAGTTTGAAAAGATACCTGCTATTGTTGACAACTTCTTAAATAGTCCTAAGTCAGAAGGTTTTTTAACAGCATTTGCAGAATCAAATGATTTTAAAAGAATATTTGATGCAGTCAAAGACCCAGAGCTAGCACTTAATTTAGTAAAAACTAGAAATGTAGATGAAGTAAAAAATCTTATGCAAGGTTTTGTAGTACAAAATCAAGGTATTGGAATACCTGCTCTTATTAGGTCAAAAAATAGTTTAGGTTATAATAAAAATTTAGTAGATGCTTTACAGAAAGCAAGAAAAGGTGAAAAAGCACCTTACTCTAAATTTGGTGAGTGGACACCTGAAGCAGGTGCTGCTTACACAGATGCAACAGATTCTGTAAAAGTATTTAATCAATGGTTAGTTGAATTTAAAATACCTAAAAATATTGCTAATCAACTATCTATAGAATTTGCAGAACAATCAGTTAGTGGTAACAGAGTATTAATGAATAAAGTATTATACGAAAAATTACCAGAACAAGTAAAAGCATTAATGAAATCAGAAGGCTTTTCTAGTAAATCAATAAAATTTATAGATGAATATTTTGATGAGTTACAAGGAAAGCTAAAAGGAGATTTTGATGTTAAATCATATTTTGCAAAATTAGAAAAAAGACCAGGTGGTCAGCTAGTACCAGAAGAAAAAATATTTAATGGACAAAGAAGTATTCCAAATAATGATGGTAGCCCTATAAATTTAGCTACACCTTTTGATATAGGACAACATTTTAATGATACTTGGTCTTTAGGAAAACCACTAGATATTAGAAGAGCATTAGGAACAATAGAAAAGTATGTCAATATTGATGTAGGAGAAACAAAATTAGTAAAACTTGCAACACAGTTTATAGATGATTTACCAGAAACATCTAAAATAAAATTACCAGTACAAAATTTAATTAAAGATGTTGCTGATTATGCAGATATGTTAGTTTCTTTTGGGCCACAAACTATAAGAACTATTCCTGATGCACTTTGGCCATTACAAAAAATATGGACAGGAGCACAACTTATAACAAGAATTGCATGGCCACTTAGATTATTTGGAGAAGGTCAATTTAGAATGGGATTAGATGGATTAGATAATTGGATAGAAAATCCTATGTCAACTTGGGTGTTTTCAAATTATTATAATGATATATTAGGACAAGATTTTAGAAAAGGTTTAGCTCCTAGCAAAAGAGTATACGATGAAATTGTAAGTGGAATAGTTGCAGATAGACCAACTAATGTATTTGGAAAAATTGCATCAAAAGAATTTGTGCAAAACACTTGGAGAAAAACTCCTAAATCAACTGTTACTGCAGGAAACATAACAAAGGAACAATACATATCTGGTTGGCAAATAAATCTTAAATGGCCAATAGAAAGTGATTTAGCAAAATCTATAGCCAAAGAATTATTAGATGGTACAGATTTAACTAAAACAAAACAAAGTTTTTGGAATGGTTCATTAAGAAAAATTAGAAATGATTTAAATGATACTCGTTACAATTTTGATGGAAAACCAATGAATCCATATACAAATTTAAATGATGCAGAACAATATGTAGATGATTATGTTGAATGGATTATGGACTTAACTAAAGGTGACGAAGAATTATTAAGTCTCATTGCAAATAGAAAAATTCAATATAAAGGTCAAACTCTTACATTTGATGATTTTGGTAGATGGACACCAGCTAATCAAAAATTATTAAAGAAATTTTTAGGTGATAAATATGATACAGCAGGTCCTGATGTACTTCCTATGCCAGATTGGATAGTTGATGTTAAAAAAGGTAATGAAATAAAAAATTTCTTTAACAAAGGAACAGAATACCTATGGTATTTTTTAGGTGAAGTACCAGATGCAGAGCTACAAAGAATACCAACATTTACTCAATATTATTGGCAAAGTGTTTCATCACAATTACCATTTGCAGATACAAGTGCATTAAAACATTTTGATGATTTAATAAAACAATCTAAAGTGCCAAAAGAAGTAGAGCAATTATACACAGCAGGAAAGAATGCTGCTATTAAAAAATATGGTTCTTTAGAAAAAGCAGTAAAAGATATACCAGAAAACATGAGGTTAACTATTGATGAAATTAATGATGCAGCAAAAGGTTATTCATTTGAAATGCACAATAGATTGTTATATAACTTAAATCAAAAAGGTTATGTAGCAGAAGCACTACGATTAGTATTTCCTTTCTTAGAGCCATGGAAAGAAATTGCAATTAACTATCCTAAGTTATTGTGGAGAAATAAAGCAGGACTTAGAAAAATACAACTAGCAACAGACAGAGGAACTAATAATGGTTTCTTTTATACAGACCCAGTGTCAGGAGAAAAGTTTTATGTGACTGCTCCAACAGATTTAACAGAGTATGTTTATGGTATAGAAGATAGAGATTTATCAGGTTTTGAAGAAGATGTGCAATTAAGACTGTCATCACCTGTACAGGGTGCTAACTTGTTTACACAATCTCCAATTCCAGGTTTGGGTCCAGTAATGAAATATAGTTACAAAATATTAAAAAGATTTATGCCTGAATCAAAATGGACACAGGAAATAGAAGATGTAATATTTCCCTATGGACTTGGTGACCCAGGAGTAGAAGGTGCAACTATTGGCCAAACACCAGTTTACATGCAACAATCATACAATACACATACTGAAGGTGGATTAGATGAAAATTCTTGGGCTAATGATGTAGCTGTTAGTTCTAAAATAATGACAAAAGCGTGGTTTGAAGGGTATCTACCTTATGACCCAAGAACAGATGAAGGTAGAGAATTATTTGAAAAAGATGTTATTGATTTAGCAAAAAGAATAAATGTATTTGAATCTATAGCTAAAGGTATAGCACCATCTTCTCCTAGAGCAGAAGCTGCTTATAAATTAGAGCTTAATGATAGACTTGCAGAACAAGCAGATTTTTTAGATAAACAAAATCTTATAGAGGTATTAGAAACATTAATGCCTTCTGATTATGAGTTTGGTAAATATGATGATGACTATTTTACAAATACTGTTATAACTGCGTTATTTAGACAATTAATAAATCAAACAGAACCAGGGGAAGAATATATAGCCTATCAAACAATAGCATCTTTAATTGGTGGTACTCCTGAAGATTGGGATTCTATATACACTGCAGTGTATTTAGTGCAAGGTAATACTACAACACTAGGAACTACACTACCATCTACTGAAGAAGAAGTTGAGTGGTTTAGAGCCTACCCAGAAAAAGCTAAAGAGTTTCAATATACATTTCCTTTGTTTGCACCAAATGTATATGAGTATGATTTATTAGATGTTAATTCTTTTTATAATCAAATTGATGAAGGTCAGAGAGTTACATTAACACTTGATGAAAAAATAGAAAGAGCACAAGAAACTGCATACAGAATAATATTTAATTATTTATCTAAACCTATTAGAGAAGCTAGAGCAGAAGATAGAATATCAGAAAAAGATGCACAAGCAGAATTATCTGTAATTAAAACAAGTTTATTAGAAGTATTTCCTTATGGAACAGATGCAAGAGATTTACCTAAAAGAGAACCAGTAAGTAGATATGTTGTATTTGAAGAACTAAAGAAAGCAGCTAATGATGAGCTTATACTTACTACTGAAGCAGGAAAAGGTTTACAAAAGTTTTTATATGGTGATAGTAAAAATGAAGGTTTTATGTATATGATAGAAAAAATACAAAATGAAAAGAAAAAAGTTACAACAGGTGGTGTAGAAGTTTTGAAACCAGAAAATGAAGCTATAGAATATTTAGGAAGAGAACAAGCAACACAAGCTATGCGTGATTACTTGTTTAACTGGGGAGCACAAGTAGTAGAAGAATATCCAGACTTTGCAGGAATATATAGAACAAAGTTCTTATCCACAGTAGAATATCAGTATACGCCATAATAAGGAAAATATGATAACAGTATATAAAATAAAAGACAATGGAGAAATAGTTGATATTCAGATAGAAGAATCTAGTTTACAAACATATTTAAATGAAGGTTGGTCAACAGAAAAACCTATAGACATACTTGGTGCTGTTGAAGAAGAAGGAAAAGCTGGGCAAGATATAATTATTGGCACACCATCATATCAAGCACCATCTCCATTTGGTTATCCTTCATTGATATCAGATGGTAAAGGTGGGTTTCAAGATGTCAGTGTTTACCTTAATGGACTTAATGAAGATGGTAATTGGTATTATCCTGGTGACGAAGATGTTGTTTTAGATAGATTGTCTCCTAATGAAATAAGAACATTACAAGATAGATTAGTTAGAACACAATGGTTTGATATGGAAGATTACAGTCAAGAGTATGGAAGACCAGGAAGGGAAACTAGAAATGCTTTAATAAAAGCTATGACTGCATCTAATTTTGCTACAGGTGTTGGTTATGACACAGCGATAGATTTGGAATTATTAAATCCTGGAGAAGAAATATATATACCAAAAAAATACAGAGAGAGCGATAAAGCAACAAGATTACAAACAGTAGATGCAATATTTAACTCTATTGGTAGAACACCTACAAGAAAAGAAAGAAACTATTACGAATTATTGTTAAAAGAATTAGAACAAAAAGAATTTTATAGTGATGAAGCTATTGCAAGAATGGCAGTAGAAGGTCCTGAAGTAACCAGAACTACAACACCAGGTAAAGTTATTACTGAACTTGATGAAGAACAAGGACTGATAAAGATTGTTGGTAGAGAACCAGGAACCACTAAAACAACTGTAGAGCCTATTCCAGAGGAAGTAGATGCAGTTGCTAGATTGCAAGAAAAAATAAAAGGAGATTTTGAGGGTGTTATTAGTAGGCAAGAAGATGTATCTAGGGCTAGAAATAATGCTGGAAATATAGGTCAATCTATTATGCGATTAAAAGCATTAGGTGGATAATGGATATATCACCTCCTGCCATAATAATAATTCAAGATGAAGAAGTATTTAAAGATACAGCTTATGATGATGCAAGACCAAATTATGTATTAAAACCTGAAGATAAAATAATTGGTACTTTGACTATAGGTTATGGTCATACAGATGCTGCTAGAGATGATGACGAAAAAATACAAATAGGTGATACTGTAACTGAAGAAGAAGCAAAAGAAATACTTATAAAAGATTTACAACAGTATGTAGATATTGTAAATAATAGAATGAAGTCATTTGATGTTGAACTTACACAAGAACAGTTTGATGGTTTAGTATTTGCAACTATGAACAGGCCAGAGAAAATGAGTGGTGGTGCATTGTGGAGAGCAATAGGTAGTGGTAATGAAGATAAAATTAGAGAAGAATGGACTAAAACTATATCACAATCAGTTAAAGATTTTCCTGGATTAGAAGATAGAAAAGAACAAGAATTAGAATTATTTTTTTCTACAACTAAAAATCCTGAAGTAGCAATGCAAGACCTAGATAGAGGAATACCTGTTCCTAGTGAAACATTTGTACCATATTCATTGCCATTACAAATTGAACCAAAACAAGATAATAGTGAAATAAATTTAAAATGGACAAAACTATATGAAGATTTATCAAATGCTTTTATTGATAATCCCAGAACAGCCAGGGAAAAAGAATTATTTAGTAGAAAATCAATTAGGTATCAAGCTAAAGATAAACCAGTTAAAGTAGAGTATGATAGTAAAGAGAAACAAAAAATTAATGATATTTACGCAAGTATGTTACAAGCATTATCAGAAAGTTTAATGAGATAATATGGCACAAGTAGTAGTTTATGGACCTAATGGAGCTAGAACAACAGCTAATACAACATTTACAGAGGCTGATAAAGCTGCTGGTTATACAATGTCAGAATATGATAGATTACTAGCAGGTATAGTTCCAGGTAGAGAAGGTTATAAAGGAGCATCACAAACAGAACCATTAACTCCTGAATATCCAGGTGATTATGGTGGTGAAGATGCTTCTACTCCTATGGACCAAAGAGAAAGTGTTGTTGGTATAGGTAATACTGATTATGATTCTAAAGATTATTCAGATGTAGGGCCAGATGGTGAGGTAGTAATAAAAAATGAAGATGGAACTATTTACAATCCTATAACAAAAAGAGATATGCCTATTCCTACAGGTGCTGAATATTGGAATGTAGATGGTAGTTACTATATAGTTTATTTTATTCCAGGAACTGGAACTCCAATATATTATGATACAAGTTTAGATGATTTAGAAAATATATTTGGACCAGTTGAAATAGATGCTATTAAAGAAAGTATTAAAACACCTACAACATCTGAATGGAATAAAGCAATTAGATTTGGAGATTCCTTAGAGTTAGCAGACCCTAATATCTATGACCCTAATCAAAGTCCATGGGTATCGTTTGTAGATACAGTAGAAAAAGAATCACAAGTAAGACCTTGGTTAAATGATGAAGAAATGATTATGTTGTTAGCAGAAGCTACTTTAGAAGGAAGAACAGTAACTGATGCAGAATGGCAATCTACTAATTGGTGGCGTAATCACACACAAGCAGAAAAAGATTGGTTACTTTTAGCACAATCTAATACAACAGATTTTACTGGTGTTTTAACAGCAGATGCACAAAACAAAATAGAAAATGATAGACTTTCTATTAAAAATTTAATGGAACAATCAGGAATTGCAAATCCTTCAGAAGAATTAGTAAATTGGGTTTCTCAAAAATTTACTACAGGAGAGTGGTCAGAAATATATACATCAGACCAAATAAAAGT